GGACGCCCCCCGCCACGCGGGGAAGACGGCATTCGCCGTAGTTGCAATTTGTGGTGTTGTTGGTGCTACCACATTGGTATGTGCACTCTTACAGGAAGTTTCTCTTCCAGCTGCAATCGGGTTATCCTGGTTTGCCACAGGGCTGAGCCTCTGGCTCCGCTTGTCTTATTTACTGCTACCTAAATTTTCATATAGCAGTTGGAAACATCTGCGTGATGCTTTCCGCCGTGACGAGTTGCCGGACTACCCCATCCGGCCGTCAGCGCATTCCCACCCCCGTGCCGCAGCCGATCGATCTCGTTGTTCCCAATGGATCAATGATTTCATCTGGCGTAACGGTTACCAACCCTACTCCGTCTCCATGTCCAACCGTGACATCGATGATGGTTTAGCTGGTCAGCGACATCGTTATGTCGCAAAGGATTATGCTTTACCGGTCGTCGATGACCCCATCGGTCATCGCGACGTGTTGAAGTTTGTCGACGTCGACTATTACATCGAGCCCCATCAACTGTTCGAGCCTTGTCGACCTGTCCTGCTCTACACGTTCCATGCCATACGACCGGCTGGCAAAATCCCTGATGGTTACTACACATCCACCGGTAACGTGCTCACCGTTACCTATGGTGGCGGAGCCACCTACCGCCACCAGGTATGGAATTACTTCACAGATCACGTAGTTTACCATCACCGTTGCGGTACAAGCGTGTGGTCGGTTGACACGCGCCCCACTGATGACCGTCACATCTTAGTGCTCCTAACGCCTATCGCCTTTGTTCCTTTCAAATGGCTTGACGGGCCGCAGTTTGAGCGCAAGCAGTATTGCGGCGACTTCCAATGGACACGAAGTTACCGCGGGGCCGACGCCTTCTATCACATGGCGTATGCTGGTAGCACACACTGTGTTACCGTGGCCGAGAGCACCCTTCGCGGCATGTTGGTCCGGTACGACCAGGCCAAACTGCCTTCATTGGCTGACTTTGAGCGTGTTCTCAATCATACTGCGGACAAGCGTGCTGTTGTTAACGCTCCGTTTTTGTTCCAGAACGTAGAGCTCGTGAGGAAAATGTTGAATCAAGCGCGGATGATGCCTGTTGAGATTGATCCCCTCAACTATCAGGCACCGGGGCCCCTTGTTTACGAGGATGCCGCCCCTACAGCCTCAACGGCTTGCCCACCGCTCGCCGACGGTGCTGTCGCGCCGGGGAAGTCCTTCAACAACGACACTCAGTGTGTTGAAGAGCGCCTCACGAAGATTAACAACACAAAGCAGCCCCCTCCTTTTGTCCAGAAGTGGGTTCGGGAGTTTATTATGTCGTTGGTACCCCCCCACATTCGTGGCACCGTCCGGCCGTGGAACATTGAGAGCGTCACTGATGCTCAGAACCGCCCCTCGCAACGCGCTAGCTGGCAGCGCGTACTTAACTGGATCCCATTTGTTAAGTTCGAGGTGCAGTCATTTCAAAAGGCCGAAACATATCCCGATGTTAAAGCTCCCAGGAACATTTCCACCACGCCCGCCAGCCACCGAACACTCTACGGCTCATATATCTACGCCATTTCCGAGCACATCTTGAAGCCCCAACCTTGGTACGCTTTTGGACGGAATTTGGCCGAGATCGCGCACCGTGTGCACCAGGTTTGTCGTGCTAGCCAGTTCGTTGTGCCAACTGACTTTTCCGCTTTCGATGGCACCCACTCGGA